GTTCAATTGTTTAATATTGATGAATGTTGTTTAGGATAATAGTGTGATGAGTGATTTTGTTGAAGATATTGGGTACATTGAGGAATTGTATAAATGTACAATAATAAATTTGTTGGATTTGGATAATGAATCAAAAAATGAAAGTGTTAAAATAATTGAGCATTTGAAGATTTATTTTGAAGGGTTTGGAGAATTAACCAAGAATGATTTAATACATATAGATAGTGTGATGAAAAAACATGATTATGTATTGGAAAAGATAAGATTTGATTCCAAACAAACATATGAATATGAAGACATATCAAGAGAAACACTATTTATAATGTATTATGTGAAACGAACAGATAATAGGAATAATTGAATAGAGTAATTTGATAAATCATGGCTTATGAAGATTGGGAAAGATTGATAAATAAATACAAAACCAAACAAAAAGGAGAAGTATGGGATTCAAAATATGAACTTAAAAATCAAAAAAGGATGAAAATGAAAGAAAAAATTGAAATTTTTGAAGGAATAAATTCTCAATTCTTCCATTTGCAAGGTTCACAGATAGAAAGAGCAAAATATCTGATAAAACATCTCGATTTCAATGACATATGTAGAAGATGCAATAAAGAACAGATAATAGTGTTAATCTGTTATTTTGTGAAATGTGAATATGGGAGATACAATAGAGAATATTGTAGGAAGGCTTTTAAAGAATATAATGTGTCTGATAACTTATGTGACCGTTTTATGCTATATCTTGCAAGGTATGGAATAGAGAATACGAAATTAGGAAAACATAGTTTTGAAGATACCATATAATAATAAAGAATAGAGTTGTTATAAAAATTATGACATATTGGAAAAATTGGAAAACTATCTCCAATACACAAGATTATGATACGGATAGTGAAAGTCCGATATTGAAATTTGATGAGCATCATAATGAAGTAGTTGATATTACTACGGGGTTAGTGGTAAGTAAAACAGAATCATTAACATTGAAAAATAATACGAAAAATCATGAAATTATTCATTATGATGATTTAGGAAGTAGTTTTTCAAAAAGAAAATACTGATTATTCTAATTGCAAGGAAAAATATAATGGTTGATAAGAAAGAGAACTCAATAACTGAATCACAAATGCCCAAACCCACAATCACTGACCATCTTCAATTAGAACATAGAATATCTCAATTAGAACAGAGTCATAATGTATTAGTTCAAAGAATGGAGAATATTGAAAAAAGCATAAATGAATGCACTAATGCAATTCACAAATTAACAATCACATTGGAAAGAACAACAGTCAAAGTAGAATTACTGGATACTAGTCAAAAAACTGAAAAGTCATTAGAAAATACTTTCATAGTTGGACTTATCGTTGGAGTAGTGGTATTCATAACTACACAAGTAATTCATTTAATATAATAAGTTTGTTATATGGAATTTTTTTAATATGGTGGATAAAAAATTAGAAATTAAAAAAGTGAATATTGAAGAGTTTGTTCCCGCAAATTATAATCCAAGAAAAATAAGCGAACATGATTATGACAAACTCAAAAATAGTATAAATGAGTTTGGTGTTGTAGACCCTATAATAGTTAATTTGCATGATAATACTATTATAGGTGGACATCAAAGATTTGATGTTTTATATTATAATAATAATGTTTCAGATTTATATCTCCTTGAATTAGGAGATATTGGATGGATATTTCCGGAAACAGATTTGAAGATTAAAGATAAGAATCATGAAAAAGCATTGAATTTAGCCTTAAATCGTATTCATGGTGAATGGGATATGGATAAATTGGATGAGGTTCTTATTGAATTGGAAGATTTGAAACTGGATGAATTGACTGGTTTTGATTTGGAATTTGATGACATCTCATATGATTTTATTTCAAGAGAAGATGATGAATATGATGATGATGAAGAGTATGATGATGGAACTGATGATGAGATATTCATAGAAGATGAATATGAAGAGCCAGTTAGTGACACAACACATAAAGTTAAAGAACAGGCTCGAAACGAAGAACCCGTAATTCCTAGGATTCGTAAAGGTTTCCTAAAAGAAAAAGACATCTACAAAATAGGAAACAATTATATCATGTATGGAGATTCAAACAATGAACAAGATAGAACTCGTTTATTGAATCTTAAATCATTGGATGCTCAATTAAATTTATCTGATAAGTTTGAAAAAATAAATTCATCCAAACAAGTTACAAATTACTATATGTGTGATGATGCAGAAGTTTTGGAAAGGAATATAATAAAATACAAGGATATTGCTAAAAAGATTACATGAAATCCAATGAAAAAGTAAATACAAAATTAGGATTAGTCCATCAGAATAATAAGGGTTATTATAAAACTTCGGATAATGAATTATTACATAGAAAGATTTGGGAAAAATTTTATGGGCAAAAAATACCAAAAGGGTATGTGATACATCACCGAGATTTTAACCCCACGAAACAATTCTATACGGAATCTTCAACTCATGACAATGGAAGAACATCTTTCATTGCATCATAAAGGTAAGCAATTAGATGATAAGTTGAAAGAAAAATTATCAAAGAATAAAACAACAACTAATTATTTTAGAGTTAATAAGAAACCATGTCCAAGATGTAAACAAGGTTTCATATATCGTTATCAATATTACGATGACAATAACAAAAGACAATCAATCACAAGTACAGATTTGAGAAAATTGGCTTTAAAAGTACAAAGTAAGGGGTTAGTTTGGAAAAAAATATAAAATTATGGTAAAAAAAGGTAAAAGAGGAAGACCATCTGCAATATCAAAAGAAATAGCAGATAATCTTTTCCAAGAATTAAGCAGAGGAGTTCCTATCGAACATGCTTGTACCATTGTTGGTTTGAAAAGGAACACATATTATTATTGGCGAAAAAAGGGTATGGAAGAAGATGAGGATTCAGATTCCTTATACCGATATTTCTATGATAGGACAGAAGAAGGAGTTGCTATGGCAGTCGCTACCCGTGTAGAGAATATCCGTATCGCCGGTAAACAGAATTGGCAAGCCGATGCATGGTGGTTAGAAAGAATGGCACATGAATATTTCGGTAGAAAACAAACAATTGATGCAAAAGTAGATGCCAATGTAAAACAAGCAGACATTAGTAAATTATTCGACAATGAAATTGTTGATAAGATTTTAAGAGAAGAAGAAAAAGAAGAATAAATTTTTCATAATTATACATAATATACTACTATTTTTTAGAGAACTTGCAAGGATATGGATAAGAATAAGATTAGTGAAATAATTAATGATTTGTATCTATTTTATCGTGTCTTTGTAGGTTCTCATTTTACTGAAAATTTACCCGCAGAACATATAAAGATATTAAGCAGAGAATTAATGAAACTTTATGCGGGAACGGAAGAAGATTTTAAACGATTATGTGTGGCAATCCCCCCCCGCCATTCCAAATCAAGTTTAATCACTCTTGCATTTCCAATGTGGCTTATTTTTCATAACCCAAACCTTAATATTTTAATAATTACAAATAGTGGAACTTTAAGTGAAAAGTTTGGTATTAAATTGAGAGAATATATTGATGAATATGGTAAATATTTTAATGTATATCTGTCTGATGTGAAAAGAAGTCAATCCCATATAATGTTTTCAGACAATGAAGGAAATCTTTATAGTGGCTCAATTAGGCTTGTAGGTAAATTAGGGAGCATTACAGGTCAAGATGCGGATGTTCTACTGATTGATGACCCGTATAAAGGTTTAGATGAAGAATTTACTGAATCTGCGACTTCAAAATTCTTGGATTATTACAATTCCGTTATAGAACAAAGAATAGAACCCCACACAATAGAAGTCATACTCCATACTCGTTGGAGAAAACATGATTTACAAGGTTACTTGAAGGAACATGACCCACATTCATATAAATTCATAGAATTCCCCGCTATCCTTGAAGATGGCACACCATTATGGAAAGAAAGGTATACAATTGAAGAACTTGAAAAAAAGAAAGCCCGTATGGGAACAAGGTCATTTGAAGCAATTTATCAACAAAAACCAATGGATGAAGATTCTGACTTCTTCGACCTAAAAAAGTTAAAAATAGGCAAACCCCAAGGTGTGAAATTAATAGGTAAATGCAGAGCATGGGATATAGCTTCCGCAGATGCAGAAAAAGGAGAGTTGGGAGATTATACTGTGGGAGTTTTAATGGAATTGTATGATGACCAAAGTGTTAGGATAACAGATATTGTCAGAGGACAATATGGGAATAATACAAAAAATATAATAATTAATACTGCAATTCGTGATGGAGTGGATACTCATATTGTCATAGAAACTGGTGTTGCGGGAGCGGGAAAATTATTATATGAAGAATGGAAAACCCAATTAAGAGGATTTATCGTAGAACAAGCCATACCAGTTACAAGTAAAGAAGATAGAGCGACACCATTCCGTAATGCAATGCTCGATGGTCTTGTATGGTTAGATGTAGGTGAAGAAGTAATTCAAGAATACGAATTAGAATTGGGAGGATTCCCATTCATACTCCATGATGACCAAGTGGATGCAAGTTCTCATTGTTTTAATTATCTCTGCCGTATGGATATGGGTATAAAGCCGGAATTACAATTTATTGACTTATTTTAATTAATTTAGGAGAAAGAAAAAGGATAATTTTATGAGTATATTTGAAAAAGCAATAGGTGGTTTGAAAGAAAGATTGCCATTTGTTCGCAGACCAACTGTGAATTCTGCATATGATAATCTTCTCCTAAATAATTACTCATGGCTACGAGAACCAAGAAATAAATCAGTAGGTGTTGGTTGGAGAACATATTATCATGCCGGTAGGAATGTATGGGTTAATGCTTGTATAAAAGTATATGTTAATGAAGTTCGTAATCTTGGTTTTAAAATAAAGAGCATAGATGAGAATCATAAAGATATTGAAAGAGTTAATTATTTAACAAATCTCTTCAATAATCCGATGGGATTATATTCTCATGATACATATGCCACATTTCAAAGTGCGATGTGGACATCATTATTATTACTTGGTGATGCATTTGCAGAAGTCATATATGATGATAATTATACAAATATACCAATTGGTTTTAAACATATTCCATGTGAATTAATGAGATATTATGAAGATACTGACCAATGGGGTTTTATTGATAATTCCCATATGTTTGAATCAGAAAATCTTATTCATGTGAAAGAACCCGGCATTCGTGGTGGAGTGTGGGGAGAATCACCGATTGATGTGTTAGCAAGGGATTTAACACTTGAAATATTAGGTAAAGATTTCACACAAGAAATTCTTGAAAGAAAAGGACTCGACCCAACCGGTTATATCAAATTTGATTCACAATTAAATGATACTGCTTATAACCAAGAAATAGCTCGGATGAAAGCAATGGAGCATCAGAACCGACATGGTACTATGATACTCCGTGGAGCAGAATTCAAGAACATAGGTATTTCATCAGAAGATATGCAGTATTACGATATGATAAAAGATATTCGTGATAGGATATTATCAACATTTGGTGTGCCACCATATAAAGTAGGTATTATTGAAACATCTAATCTTGACCTTGGAAGTGGAAACAGTCAAGACAAAAACTTCAAGAAAACATTCCAAGGAAAAGCGAAACTTTTTGAAGATGGTTTCAATAAAGTTTTAAGCAGAAGTGCATTTCATGAATATTTCAGATATAATGACCTTGATATTGAAGATAAACTGGTTAAAGCACAAATAGAAGATATTCGTTTGAAAAACGGCACATTATCCGTGAATGAAGTTCGTGCCGGTTATGGACAATCACCTATACAAGAAGATAAAATACCATATACAGAAACTACAAAAAAGTATAAAGAAGCACTTCAAAGAGAAGGCATAATAAACTATTTAGATTAAAACTAAAAAATCATGGCTAGAAAAGTATTAATAGATGAAGATGTATTAAATAAACTTCTTCAAAAAGCATTACCATATGAATATGAAGTATTAACTTATGATGATGCACTTGATGATGAAGAAACTGAATATCTTACATTAATACTCATGATACTTAAAGGTCAGATTGATGAAGTAAGGAAATGGGTAAATAGTGATGATTTTAAAAAATTAATGGAAGATGTTGAAGAGTTACCATTAAACTTTTTTGAAGATATGGAGATAAAATTAAGAGTTTATTTTCATGATAAATTTGAATTATTATTACTTCCATTATTAATGGGGTTTTATAAGGATTCAAATACTGCGACTTATCAGTCACTTAACCTTGAACCAATATTAACCAGTAATGATTTATTAAATTTCACAAGAATAAGACAATATAATTATGATTTATTAACTAATCTCTGCACAGATTTGAATAAGAATTTTAAGGATATTATCCTTGAAGGGATAATGGATGGAAAAAGTGTTGAAGAGATAAGTAGAAGTCTTGTTGATGCGGGTATCAGTCCAATTAATAAACATACTGCTCAACAAAGAGCCGAAATGATTGCAAGAACAGAAGTTAATGCAGTTAAACAGAATGCTAAATTACAAGCATATAAAGATAATAGTATCGAATGGGTTGATATTGTTACAAAAAGAGATAATAAAGTCTGCCCAATCTGTTTAGAAGCAGAATTTAATAATCCGTATCCTATCGAAGAAGCAGAAGGAATGCTTCCATTTCATCCAAGATGCAGATGTGAATATGGAGCATCAAAACAAAACTTTAATAATGAATATGAATATGGTGATTTTAATCAAAGAGTGAATGATGAATTTGGAGAATATATTGACAGAGTTTAACTTGCTAGTTTAAATCTAGCTACTCTGATTTTTTTTATAACCCACCATATTATAACCAAAGAGTATTCATTTTTTTTGATTCTCTTTGGTTAATATTAATAAAATTAAAAAAACCATGTTTCCCTTAACAATATGGTGGATTAATAATTCTTTTTTATAAAAAATAATTATAAAACAATATTTGGGAAATAAAGTATAAGAAGATTATGGACATTAAACAAGATTTTAAAGTTTATTGTTCCACCAACCTTAATGAATTTAAAAAAAGCATTGGTTCTGATTTCCTAGAAGAAAACGATGAACTAATCCTTGAAGGAATTGCAAGTAGCACATCAATGGATTGGGATGGGGATTATATGACCCAAGAATGTCTTGAAGATATGAAATCCCAAGCAGTAGGATTAAGTGTATTGCAAAACCATGATGATGGTTTATCAGATATAATAGGAAAAGTATTGGAAGTTAAAGAATCAAGTGCCGATTTATTCAAAATAAGATTTAGTATCTTGCCCCATGCAAGAGAATTCATTAAAGAATTATTGGATAATGATATTAATTTAGGACTTTCAATAGGAGCAAAGGCTTTGGATTATGAACCTAATGAAGATTCCAATTCATATGGGTGGAAGATAAACAAGGTGAAACTGTTTGAAATTTCATTAGTATCACTCCCCGCAAATTGGGATTCTTATGGGTCTGTTGAAATAAGTAAAACTTTCAATGAAGAAGATATGATTACTGCTACTTGTTTCAATGGTGCTTGTAAGCAACTTGTGAAAAATTATAAACTCAACATCAAAAAAGAATTAGAAGATACAAATGATGATGAGGATGAAATAGTCACACACCAAGATTGCATTAATTATGTTAATGAATTAGGCATATCCATGTATGATAGATTATTAGAACAAATATCAGAAGAAATTGAGAAAATAAAATCTGATATATTCTATAATAATTACAATACAAAGGAAGATACTAATAATCAAAGTACTAATGAAGAAGACACTAATGATTCCTCCAAAAACGAGGATGTAAAGGAGAAGAAATTAGATATGAGTGAAATAGAAGAAAAAATAGATACTGAGGTTCAAACTCCTACTAACTCAATTGAGGAGGAAGTTAATGAAGCATCAGTAGAAGAAAATGAGTTTGTGAAATCTATGGAAAAAGAAGTTAAAATAGAAAAATCCGTGGATGTTCATGAAGAAGAAACTGTTTCTAATGAAGAAATTCTCAAATCAATCAAAGAGTTGATTGGTATTTTAACTGCTCAAAAAGAAGAAGCAGATGTTGAGTTTACTAAATCATTTGAAGAAAAACTCAAACAAGAAAAAGAGAATATTCGCAAAGAAGTTGAAGAAGAAATATTTAAGGAACTTACTACTGAAAGAAAACCAGTTGAAACTGACCAAGTGAAAGTGGAGAAAAAATTAGAAGAAGAAAACAAAGAAGAGTCAGTTGAAACTAAAAAAAGTATGAACACTTATGAAATTGCAAAAATGTTATGCAATCAATAAGTTTGAATAGATTATTTTTTAAGAAAGAATTATAGATTAAAAAAATTAGAGAGATTATAGAAATATATTATGACTTTATCTGAACAATTACAAACAAAATTTGCTACAAAAGATGAATTAGCACAATTGCAAAAAGCATATGATGAACATATGCAGACCGCCGTAAACCAACCGGGTGGAAATATGGCTTCAAGTCCGGGTACTGCGGATGTAATGATTACCGTTGATTATGATGCAGAATTACAAAGACTTGTACATCACCAATCACCATTCTTGACTTATCTTGAAACTCACGGATGTGTTTCTGATGCAAAAACCGCAAAAGTTGGATACAGAGTAAAACAACAGAAAACTACATCTAGTTTTATTGCAGAAACCGAAGATTTACCAAGACATGACCCATCATTATTCACCGATGAAATTGCAAAGATGCAAACTCTCGTTTATCCGATTGAAATTTCCGACCTTGCTATGAGAGGTGTGGATTCAATTGATTTACTGAATGATGAAATTCGTGATGGTTACCTTGATATGGCACAAACCAAAGACATTGCATTATTACAAGGTACTGTTGCAAATAATGGTTTCGATGGAGTATTAAACAGTATTAGTACCCATACTGATGATTTAAGTGGAGAACCAATCACAAAAGATGCTATTGATATTTTAGCACAAGAAATCATCGATGATGGTGGTAATCCTTCTGCTATTCTTACTACTGCAAAAGTAGGAAGACAGTTAAATGATATTCTTTACCCTAATACTCGTATCATTGACCAAGTAGACCTTACCCTTGGAACAAGAGTAACCGGTTATCATGCACCTAATGGTCAAACTATCCCTATTCTCGTAGACCCTAACATTGATACTACTGATGGTGATATGTTTGCATTTATTGATAACAATTCTTTAAGAGTTCGTGAACTTGTCAAACCAACAATCACTCCATTAGCAAAAACCAAATTATCCACTAGCAGAGTATTATTCACATTCTTCACATTCTATAACAGAGCAGAATACAGAAATGGATTATTAACTGGAATTGGAGATGCATAAGGAGGATAATCTCTTATGGCATTAACCAAAAAACAATTAGCAATGATTGATTCATGCCCAGTTTTGAAGGGAATGAAATCAGAATTAATTGAAGTTTTAGGAGTAGAAGAATCAAGTAGTTCTAATACTGGTTCAGATTCCAGTAGCAGTTCTGATAATCTTGAAAAAAGAAACATAACTGTTAGTGTTACTGATGGTGAATCCCCAGTAAACGGAGCGAGTGTTTCATTATTGAAAAATGATGAAACTATTGTTAGTGGAACTACTGGAAGTGCGGGAGGATGCACATTATCCAATGTTCCATTAGATAATTATGCAGTTCTTGTTACTGCTACTGGGTATGATGATTATGAGAGTACCATAAGTGTCACATCAGAAACAAGTAGTTTAACAGTAACTATGGTTAAGAAAACCACAACTCCATAATAATCTTCAAGAATAAATTATTAGGAAATTTGGAGAACTGATAAAAGAATAAGATTAAAAATTTTAATTTTCCTTATTTTTTTATAGTTTCCTTAACTAAATAAGAAACTTTTTTTTTAATTTCGGAAATCAGTAATAAGAAATGTTGAATCAAGACCTTAATGAATTAGAGAATAATGTTGAAAATTTTTATGGAAACAAATCTTCTGAATCAATAAATAATAATCTCATATCTGTTGATGAGCTTAAATTATTATTCAAATTTAATAATATTGAAACAACATTGACTGATGAAGAATTAGAAAAACTCATAGGATTTCAACAACAAAGCATGTTGGCAGAGTTAGGAATAACTCTTGACCCCGTGAAACATACTTTCACATATTACCCAAATTATACAGAACCACGGAAACAAGCGAGAGTTCCAATAACTTTACCATTAGTTAATGTGGTGTCAATTGATAAGGTGATTATCAATAAACATCATATTGCAGAAGAAGAAGATTATATTTTCGATAAAAAGAATAGTATTGTTTATCTTCGACCAAGACATCATCATCGCAGATGGTATTGGGCATGGCATTGGCATTGGTATTGGAATATTGCATTAAGTGTGAAAATTCATTACACTACACAAATAACAGATACTGCTATACTTGATTTATTGAAAAGTCTTCTTGGAGATATGTTAGTATATCATCAAACTCCATCAATGAATAAAGGAGTTACATCAATTACAGAAGGTGATGTTACTGTGTCATTTGGAGGAAATTCAAATAATGCTCGTGATTTACCAAGTATTATTAACGATAAGAAAGATAGATTATTCGACTTATTAGATACTCCAAAGGTGATGATGATATAATGGTTTATTTTCCCAATTGTACAATTGAAATTTATGAACCTATCGAAAGTGAAGAGTATGATGAATATACTGGTGAACCGAAGGATATTTGGAATTTAATAGCCACTTTGCCCGTTGATTTTCAAAGAATAGATAATGATGAAGAGCAAGAAGAATGGGGTAAGGATTTACAAGATACTTTCAAAATATATATTCCGTTAAAAACACCTATTAATGACCGATGTGTAATAAAAATTGTTGGTGATATTGAAGATAGAACATTTGATGTTATAGGAGTTCCACAATACTGGAATAGGTTTCATATGTTTAGGAAGGTAATAGTTCAAGTGCATAGGAAAAAATTATTATGATACGAACTTCCATTACTACTTCACCAAGATTGAAAAGGATGCTTAATGGAACATATATGAAACAAGTGACACCAAATTTTACTGAAAAAGTTGCGAAAGACATATATTTTAATGTAATTGAGTATGGTGTTGGAAAAGGTCATCAAAGTGGTGGTTCACCATGGTGGCAAGGAAGAGTGACTGTTGAAGGACATTATAGAGGATATTTGTCCGGCTCTCATAAAGTAAATCATGTTGAGGATAATCATAGTCAAATAACAAGTTCTGCGGAATTTGTGTATGGTGTTATTGAAGGATACTCAACAAATTGGGCGGGAGTTAGGTTTCCACCTAACCCATATCATAAAAGAGCAGTTGATAAGTTCTTTAAGGAAAATGGTGTTCATAGAAGATTAAGAGAAGCAATGTCAGAATCATAGGAGAGGAATTATGAATCATCTTAAACAAACTTTTGTGAAAATATTCAGAGAAAAAATAAAAATCGATGATAAAATAATACCAGTTGTAGTTCGAGATTACCCTTATGATAAAACACCATGTATAACAATAAGTGGTTTTAGTAGAGATAGGGGGCAACATAGAAGACAACAAGTCAATATCAAAGTTCCTTTACCAAAAGACCATCAGTTATATGATGAAAATCATCCTAACAAAAGATACCCGCATAGTGCAGAGTATATTGTGAAGTCTTATGAGATTGATGTTCATGTATGGGCTAATGATGAAAGAGAAAGAGCATTAATAGTAGACCAAATATTTGATTGCTTATTCTATTGTATGAATTTTCATCATGATTATTGTGTAAGGTATGACCATAAAACAAAGATATGTTCAACAACTGGTGAAGAATGTGCAAGTCTGCATCATAGAGGTTATCATGGATTAAGAGGACAATGTCCAAATAGGAAGAAATATCATCCATTGAATATTATGAGTGCTAATCGGATTATTAAAAATAGTTTGCACATAAGCCCTAATTATGATGATGATGATTTAAGCAGAAGAGAACCATTAAAGCATAGTGTAATTGAAATAACTTTTGATTATGAAAGATTGAAAATAATTAAGAGTAATCCAACATTAAGAGTTATTGATACTGTTGGTATACTTGATAAAATGTATGGTGATAAGTATTTGGTTAAGGAAACTATAAGAAATTTATAAGGAAAAATTAAAATAAAATAAGAATATTCTATTATGGCAAAAAAGAAAGAAGAAACTAGTGGAAAAACAACTAAAAAAAGTTCTAAAAAATCATCAGTTCCTACTATCAATTATGATGAAATTCGAGAAGAACCAACTCCAATAGTTGAATTATTAGTTAATGCGAAGGCTAGTAAAAGTTTAATTACTGGTTTTTTAAATTATTATGGTCTTCTTGAAGATAGTAAAAAGGAAATCGCTACTGGGAAAATAGTATGTGATATTACTCAAAGTGAATTTGATGATATGATGAAAAGATATAAAGAGAGGAAAATTTAAAAATAATGGCAGTTGAAAAAGCACCTTATATTAATTATACAGAATTAACATCCTACCCAACAACTCAAAGTTCTAGTTCTGAAATACCACTCTTCATTACTAAAACAAATAATTCTGTTGCTTATGAAGATATTAATGAAACTAATATTCTAACTTTTACAAGTTATAATAAATTTGCAAATTATTATGGTATTACTGGTGATGAAGAAGTGGATGTAGAATATTTAAGTCAAGAAATTCTTGATTTGAATGACACTATAAAAGCATTCTTTTTAGAGAATACATTTTATGGAAGTTCCACAAATAATTCATATTTTGTACCTTATATTTATGTGATTGATGTTGGTAGTTCACCATCTTTAAGTTATTATATTAAAGCATTGGAAGTTAGTGAAGTTAAACGAGATTCAACAGTAGTTGCTTGTCTTGGTACAGAAGATATTTCATTTATGCAAGAAGTTTCTGTTAAAGTACAAAGTGAAGCCAAAGATGGTCTTTTAAGAATTGCTTATTTCGGAATTTCTGATGTTGGTGAAGCAGACCAATTTAAAAAAGGAACTTTAATCACACCAAGAATTAATATTGCCGGTGGATATTTAGTAACAAAGGAAGGTTATTTCAAAGATTCTAAATTCTATACTGATGAATTATATCAAAAAGAATTGATTGGTCAAACACATACATTGTATACTGATGCAAAAACTGGAAACACTTACAAATTTGCAAATAACACTTTCTCTGCGGAAACAGTATCTAAATATGATGGTTTAGTTGTAGGTTATTATAAAGATGGAGCATTCTATGAAACCAAAACATCTGAAACTGCAATGACTGGTAACAAATCAAAGATGTATCTTGATTTAACCAATTCAAATGACCATGATGTATATGGTTATGATGGTTCTGCTTATGTGAAAATAAAAGTAGATGTTGTTAAGAATGCAATAAGAAATGAAAATGAAGAAGAATATGCTTATTACAAACCATCAACTATTAAAACATTAGGTGGCACAAATGAGAATTTCGATGGATACTGTGAGAGAGTTCAAGCAATCTGTGAGAATATTCAATCACCTCGTGTAGCATTAATTGAAAAAAATCATATTGGTAAAACCATAGCAAAAATCTGTTCAACACCATATTACATCGAACCGGGTTACAATGCATATAGTAGTGTACCAGTAGGAGTTTTCGGTACAAGAACAGTTGATGAAAGAGATTCATTATTTAGTGCGGGTCTTATATTCAATGAAGATGATTATACCTTACCATCTGTAACTCCAAGAATGTGTCTTGGTGTTTCTACTGCTTGGGGTATTGAAAATCATAATATGAGAGTTAATGATGCATTGCTTCATGCAAGAAGAAATGTAGACCATCATATCAGAACTATTCTCCGAATATTAGCACCGCAACTTAAAAGGAACGAAACAAGTGTTGCTATTCGTTACTTGCAAACACAGATTGATAATTATTTAAGTAACGAATTAGATAATGGTAATATTATGCAGTATTCCGTTACTGTTACAGAATCAGAATATAATCCATATACTTTACTTGTTAGCGGAATTATTACACCAGTAAATAGTACCTTGGCTATTGAATTTGAGAATACTGTTGGACAACCTTATGCTATTGCATCAAATTATGTATAGGTTATTAAATTAAGGAGTATATTATAAAGAAATGTCAGAAATTAATGATATGGGAACTTGTAAAGATTTCTCATGTAAAACTTATGACCTTTGTGAAGTAGTATTCCAAAGTGAGAAAGAAGGTTTTAATGATAGAATTATTTGTGAAGGTTTTAAATTTAGTGGAAAATTAAATGCCGAAGCAAAAAAGAATTCTGCTTGTTATGAAGGTTATGGATGGAAATTAAGTAATATTGAATGGGAATGGGAACTTACTGCACCTTGTGAAACTGATTTCTTTGATAAAAGATTCAAGAATCAATTATGTAATAAAGGTGGTTTAACTCTCACCGCATATGTACTTGATGGATGTGGAGATGATGATTGGAAACCTATGGAAACATTAACTCATTGTATCATAACTGAAATTGGTAGAGAATATGGTGAAGGAACTACTAGAACTATTAAAGGTGTAGCATTACACCACAAAATCCTTGATGGTTCAAGAAGCAACAAAACTGGTTCTCGTTCTGCTACTTATGTTAATCCATTAGGTGTTTTAGATGAAGCAACTTTATCTCTTTTAAGTACAGAAGCTTGGATAAAAGAGTACATTTCCTCTATGAGTTATACTCTTGGAGGGTAAGAAAGGGGTTTTTTAATCCCTTTATTTTTTTTGATTTTAGCATACTATTTTTTGAATAGTGTTTGATAAATTAATTTAATGAAAATAAAGATAGGTGAGTTATGGAAAATAATATAAATAATCAAAATGATGGAAGCAAAGCAATAGAAGAATTTTGGATAAAAAATAGACTTCCAAAAGAAGTTGAGTCATTACCTTACGAAATTTTATCCAAAGAAGAACAAGAAATTATTGACAAAGTCCGTAATGGAGAGGATTTAAGTCAAGAAGAGATTAATTTAATCAAAAAAACTCGTATAGAGTATGAAGCACCATTGAAAAAATATGATGCTAATGAAATAATAAAATCCAATGAAACTCTTAATGAAATTCTTGGAACAGAACAAGAATTATTAGAGTTTGTTTATAATAAAGAACCACCAGTAATTAAGGTTCAATTACCTATTAATGGTGTGGAAAAAGTGTTCAATTTCACTATTAAACCGCTTGAAGATAGTAGTGCAGTTAAATTCCTTGAACCACATATTGATATTTTCAAGGATTTAAGTGATGAAGAACAAAAGGTTTATAATAAAAATCAAAATAATCAATCATTAGATGTGAAAGAACAAAGGGTTCTTGAACATATTCAAGAGAAGATTTCACAGAATCAAACTCGTTCTCAAATGGAGAATATTACTGAATTGTTAGCAAGTCAAATTGAAGAGCCAAAATCTTTATCTTTTGAAGAAAAGAAAGTATTTTGGAGTAATTTTAATTTTGTTGCAAGAGTTCAAATATATTCTAGGGTTATGGAAAAATTAGGTCTTACAGAAGAATTCAATAATCATCTTTTTCTCGATGAATAAGACTGTTATTGGAGAATGTTATTTCAGAGTAAGTAAACATTTAGGCATACCAATATCAGAAGTCATACTAAAAAAATTTCACCCGGACTATAAACTTCTTTTAAATAAGTATTATAATATTATTGTTGCGGAGCAGAAAGAGTATGAGAAGATGAAAGAAATGGAGAAGAATATGCCAAAATTATAATTAAACTTTTTTATTTCTTTTTTAACATTTTTTTGAAACATTATCCATATCTTTTTTTATAGAAATATTGTAAGGAATTAGTTAATTGTTATGAATGCGGAACAAGTAGTTATTGATATTATTGCTAATGATAAAACTTCACAAGTTTTTGCAAATATTAATAATGCATTAAACTCATTGAGTAATATTAAATTATCACCTAAAATCCAAGATACCTTAAATGGTCTTGTAGATAATTTTAAAAATAAAACAGAAGGTTCTCCAATTAAGGTGGGAAGTGAGATTAAACCTATTTCTCCACAAGCATTGGATGAATTTGTTAAAAATACTAATACTCAATTAAATAAAAGTAATATTGATATTGGTAAATCTATTTCTACAACAGTAGGAAATACAAAACTTGTTCCCGGTAAAATGGCAGATGCTTTTGATTTAAGAACAAATACTCTTTCTAATCTTGATTATGCAAACAATACTCTCCAAGATGTTAATAAAAGCACTTTAACATTAGGAAATTCAAGTAGATTATTAAATTCTGAATTCTATTCAATGGGAAAATCTGTTAATTCATCCCTTTCAAAAATAAATGATTCTTTAAATTTAACATCTAATTCAACTAGTAATTCATTTGGGAATTTTACTGTAAATCCTAGTGTAACTAGTAGTGTAAGTTCATCTGCTTTTTCTAGTAGTTCTGCTTATGAAGAGAAGCTTAATAATATCAATAATAAAATAGTAGATGTTAATAAGAATACAAAAGAATTTAATAAAACATCAACTAATACATGGAGAAATAATAATAATGCTCTTCGTACATCAGTAAGTAGTTTCCACAATATGAACACAATGTTAAGTGCTACTGCATCCCAATTTGGAGTAGTTGGTTCTGCAATAGCGGGAGTGTTTGGTGCAAATGGATTAAGTGGGATGGTCGAAAAGATGTGGAGTCAAGCCACTCAAAGACAAACCAACATGATTTATCTCATGAGAAGAAGAGGTGTGAAAGAAGCATCTGAATTATATAATGAGATAACAGATATTGTAATGGAATTACCGGGTGATGACACATTCTTAACAACTATTCTTAATCAAAGTGCGGGTATGGATAAGAATTTGTCCGTGGATAAATTAAGAGATTTAGGTAGTGCTATAACTGATTACTATATAGCATCCAAAGGTAAAGGAGAATTAAGTAATCAGATTGAAAGAGATTTAAGAAGTTATATTTATACTGGAAATACATTAGGACTCCGTAATTCATTACTTGCTAGTGAAATTGACTTACTTAAAAACAAGAATAGTGTAGAAGAAAGAAGTGTCGCATTGCAAAAAGCCTTGCAAAATACTGGTTTTGCGGGTATGAGTGGATATGAATCTGCTACAAATGCCCTTGAAGAGTTAAGAGGACATTTCCAAAAAGCATTTGCAGATATTGGTAGTGTGATAATAACAGTTACTCAACCAATACTTAAATTATATAATACAATAGATACATTATTTGGTTCAAGGATAAGTAGGGGAATTATTCTTGTCAGTATGGCAGTTATAGGATTTACATCTGCATTGGCTATGATGGGTTTTATGATTCCATTGATTACTAGACCTTTTGAAGCATTTGGTCATGGTATGACCATTATGAGAAATTTCAATAATGTTGTATCTGCATCTTCTAGCCGATTTGTTGGTTTAAAGTATGTAATGCTTGAAGCGATGGGTATTGAAAATGCTTATGAGATTTCTGTGTTGAATTCTGCATCTGCAACTGGATTATTCTCCGAAGAAGTTCTTGTTAATGCTTATGCAAAAGTAAACAATATTGAGGTCACAGAAGGATTAACATTAGCAAATATTGGTCAGACTGAAAGTGAATTATTAAATAATGAAGCAATATTGCAGAATGCGATAATGCAACATTTTAATTGTGATGAAACTACTGCTAGTACAATTGCAACTCAATATAATACATTAGCCAATATGGAATCCACTTATGGTCTTGGAGGCAATAGTCTTGCAGAAATATTTAATGCACAAGTAACTAAATTGAATACTGGGTCAAAAGTTGAAAATGAAGTTGCAACAAATACTAATACGGGGTCTATTATAACTAATGGTTTAGCCCAATTGAAATTAGTTGGTGTTCAACTTATGGTTATTGGTGTAGGTATTCTTCATACTACTGGTTTGATGAGTGAAGCGATGGCTTCAAAATTATTAACTTTATCTGTTGTTGAAGAAAATGAAGCTTTAATGACTCAATCTGTTGAGTTGGGTTTTAATATAGGTCAAAGATTATTAAGTGTTAGAACAAAAATTAGTGAAACATTTGCTACATTATCTGAAACCAAAGCAGAAGAGTACAATACAAGAGCAAATCTTGGAAATGCTTTATCTAAAATTAAGAATTCTTTACAGAATATTTATAATACTGCTACTGAATATTTAGGTGCTATCGCTTCATTTATTAGTGCATCTGCAAAGGATAATGAAACAAGAGCAACAATAATGGGTACTGTTAGTAAGTATGCTCATGCTATTGCAAATTTATTCCTTGCGGGTACTAATGCGATTTTAACATCTTCAATGTTCCCAATAATAGCAGTTATTGTATTAATTGTTGGAGCAGTTTACTTATTAATCAAAGGAATTGAATTATTAGGTCAAGCATTTGGTTGGTGGAAAGACATTGGTGGAATGTTCAAAGCAATAAGTGATGGAATTAATAGAATATGGAATGCTTTCATGAATTCTGCACCTATCCGTGGAATATTACAATATTTCGGTGATTTCTTTGCCACAATAAGAGATTTCATAACTGGTATTGGTAAAATACTGGGTAATATCTTTAATTTTGGAGATACTGGTAGTTTTGATATTGTTCAAACTATTATTAATCTCTTCGGAAAATTAGGAGATATTATTATGTGGGTTTGGAATCTCTTTGATGATTGGAGTAATAGTCCATTGGGAATTGTTACTTGGTTAAGTCCATTAGGTATTCTTATTTTCCACCTTGATGAAATAGGTTCATTAATAGAAGATGTGATGGATGCTTGGAATCGTTTTGCTCAAAGTTCAGAGTTCCAAGCATTATCAGATAGTTTTAATGAGGTATTTACTGCAATTAAAGAACCATTTGAAGAGATATGGGAAGCAATTAGTGAATTGATGGATGCTTTTGGTGAAGTATTCGGTAGTGAAGACCCAGTAGGTAGTGGAACAGAAGAAAGAATTAATTTCCTTGTAGAAGCATTTAAAATATTAGCCACTATTATTCGTGTAACTATTATTCCACCACTTCGAGCCATAGCACTTATTATTAAAGTAATATTAATCCCAATTAGATTGGTAATATCTGCTATTACACAAATTATTAGATTAGTGTCAAATGTTGGAGCAGTTGCGGGAAGAGTTATTGATTACATTTTTAAAATGATTAATTTAGTATTAACTCCTATCCGATTTGTATTAGATTTAGCAACTGGTATTTGGAACACCATAGTTAGTATTGGTGATGCAATCAGAAAAATCCCAATTTTAAGTAATCTCCTTGGAGGAGATGAAGAGAATAAGGATAAAACTATTAATGAAAACCATAATAAAATTCT